TTGATAGACGATACAAAGTGGAACTTCCAAACGAAGAGATTAGAGACGCTTACATTCGTCACAAACTTACAGATGAAGATATTAAGAACGTTGATATCAAAGAGTGGGTAAAAAGAACTGAGGGAATGTCTCTTTCACACTTGAAAGAAGTTGTAATCTCAACTATAGTTATGGGGAGAGAATTTGAGGAAGTCATGGATAACCTTGAAGGATTAAAAAAAGCCCCAACAATTAAAGAATTTAAAAAAGTAGGATTTGGACAATGAAAAAAGGAATTTATTATGTGCCATTATTTTTAATAATATTATTTAACATATCAGTTTGTTGGTATTTTAAAGAATGGTATTGTTTAACATCTTGGTGTATTTCGTTATTATTATTAGGTAATGTTTATTATTTAAAATTTATAAAATAATTTATAAAGTTTGCCTATCTTAAAAAGGTGGCGTTTTATATTTATAGAGTATGAAAAGATTAATAGAAAGAATCGTCAGAGAATATCTTTTGGAGGAAAGAAAATTTCCCAAACAAAAAGGTAGTGAAGTCTATGATAAAATGTTATATAATATTATATCTACGCATCATCAGTGGTTTGATAGACATGGGGATAATTCTTATAAGGAAAATATTGATTTGTTTTATGAAAAAAATAATTCAGACAACGATTATAGGATTGGTGTTAGTGATAGGTTATTGATACCGATAATTAAAAAAGATATTGGTAAGATTATTGATAGTTTCAAAACGCACAATCCTTGTAATAAAAGAATCATATTTACAAAAAGAATGGTTAATAATGAAGATGAGGAATACTTTGATGTTATTGAATTTCTCATACAAAAAGATAGTAATGAATTAAAAATTGTTAGTTCTGCTTTTTCTGATGACGGTAACTTTTTATATTTTGGTGTTAGACCAAGAAGTAAAAAAGAAAATTTAAAAGAAAATTCATGTAAAAGTGGGGATATAGTTGTGGAATTGTAAAAAAGTATTATCTTTGTAAGACAATTGATTGTTATTGGTTCAATCATTAAAAAATACCAATCGTAGGGTGTCTGGCGTAATCCGACACAGGTTGAAAATCCCACCCCTAGGTAAAATTGATCCCCACTGAAATATGTGGGGATTTTTTTTTAAGAGACCCCATCTTAATTGATGGGCTTTAGGACCGTTATCCGTTAGGGTAACGATTTAAAGGGGGAATTCGCTACTCCCCCTTTTTTTATTTAATTCTTTTACTTATCTTTGTGTTATGTTAATTATGACCATATTGTTTATTCTTTTAATCCTATGTATTGGGGTGTGGGGTAAACACGGAAAACACTTTAAATGATGAAAATTATAATGCTTGATAATGATGGAGTAATTTGTCTATCCAATAATTGGGGTGGACGAACTAAGAAATGGGCAAAATATCGAAGCGCAAATCCTGATGTTGATTTTACAAATCGTCCTATTGATTTTAGATTTGATGACTTTGATGAGAAGGCAATTAAGGTCCTTAATGAAATACTTGAAGAAACCGGAGCTGAAATAGTTGTAAGTTCAGATTGGAGACTACACGCGAACTTGGAGGAACTTGGTGATTACTACATAAGTCAGGGAATAATCAAACGACCAATCGCGGTAACAGATATGTTCAAAGATATATTTCCAAGAGAATGGAATGCGTTTAGATTTCGTGCTGATTTAGAAATAGAAAGAAGTATGGAGATCGGACACTGGTTAAAAAACCATCCCGAAGTTACTCATTGGGTTGCAATTGATGACCTCAACATGAGTGTTGAGTTTTTATCTAAAAACTTTTCACATAGTAAAGATGATGATAAAAACCCCGGTCTATCTAATTTTGTTCTAACACCAAAAGCAAGTCAGGGAATCAAGCAAAGTGGTATTAAAGAAAAAATATTAAAGTTTTTGAAGGATGAGTAGAATGATTAAAAAGTTTATGTTGTGGTTATCACTCAAGTTCCCAAAGAAAGGTAAAAAAAGTATTTGGGATTTATAAAATTAATATGAAGAACATAAACCAAATATTCAAAAATAATATACATCTAATGGATGAACCTGAAGTAATTGAATTGATAGAATATTGTCAAGAATTAGAGGGTGAAGTCATTGAAAAGAAAATCGATTATACTTATAATAAAGATCACATGTTAAAAACCATGTTATCTGATATACTTTCAAGTTGTAGAGAATATGAAGAAAATAAAATTCTTAAAGATAGATATCCTGAGTTATATAACGAATTAGACGCTAATTCTTTAGTTAAAAACTTAATGGATTATATTATAACTATGAATAATAAAAATAATTTAAGACTTTAAATATGGACGAAAATAAAAAACAAAAAGTTAAACTTATTATGGTAGAAGAAAAACCATATATCATTTCTTTAGATAAAATAGAACTGGGGGATAAAGTTATTGTTACAGTTGGAGGACAATATCCATCAATTGTTAATTGTGAAAATGAAACAATTTTTAATTTATTAACTGAGTCAAAACTATCTTTAACTCAAGCTAATAAAATTTTTATGGAACCTGAATACATAAAATTTACATCTGAACAAATTGAAAAAATAATTGAAAATGGTGGAACATTAGATGTCGAATTAGAAGATGGGATTTATAAATATACTTTATAATTTTAAATGATTTTTTAATATGAGAAAATTCAAAAAAAAAATAATTGAAGAGGATTTAATTATTGAAAGTAACATAGAAAATACAGAAGAAAAAGAAGATATTGAAACAGAACACAGTTTTTATATCAGTGATGAAAAATTTTCAATAAGTTGGGATCAACCAACAAACAGATGTAATAGAGCAAACCTATATCAGACATTAGAAATAAAAACAGAAAATTGTGAAAATAAAAATTTTTTAGTTTTAAAAACCGAAAAATGGGATTTTGAAAATTTTGACGATTTAATTTTTATTTTATTAGAGTTTAAAAAAAGACATGAAATTATGAAAAAATCTTAGTTATTTTATAATTTTTTTGTATCTTTGTCTTATGTTAGAAGTAGAAGGTAAAACATTTCATAAGTTAATTGAGAAAAAAAGTTATAGGACTGAACTATACCATAATTTTTGCGACATATATCAAAAAGATACAAATAGTCTTGGATATAAAAATTTACTAAACTTATATGTTACCAAAAATGGTGACAGATTTTTTTCTGATACCCAATGTTTTACAGAAGAAGATTTTGTTAAAAACTTTGGAAATCCATGTGCTACCGTTAATTTTAATAGACAAAGATTATTCATAGAAGAAGGTGATGATAAGATATCAATAAAATTTCAGACTCACCGAAAAAGTAGAGGTGTAGGTTCCAAATATTTCTCAGAAAGAAAATCCACAAACTACTTTACCTTCAATTTCAAAAAGAAAATGTTTTATTCAGGAACATTCTCCACTAAAAAAAAGAAAGTTATTGGAAGTAGTATGAAGGTAAACCCAACATATTACGCAATTGAAAGTCTTTTAAGAAATATTATAATTGATGAAAGCGTTAAATTAGACCAGTATATTTATTTTTTCTTCGAAAAGATTTGGGATAGAATGGGCATTGAAAACCCACAAAACTTTCAGTGGGATTGTATGAAGTCTTTTTATAGTTTAACTTTCTATTTAGTTAATGGAATTAAAATCCCAAACAATTGGAGAAAATTCACTGGTATATTCTTTTCTAAAAAAGAATTGAAAAAGTTTGATATGAACTTGGTGGAGACTGCAATGGATAAACTAAAACTAAAAGGATTTAAAGTCAAACAGATTTTTAATGAAATGGACTGGGTTGACTTTGATAAATTGCATATGACTTACAACCTTTTGGGTATTGATAGATTTAATAAAATTGAAAATAAATACTTTTACGAGTATTACAGCAACAACGAATTTGGTCACCCAATAGAGGATAATAAAATGGGAAGATTTTTTGAATGTTTTTATGACCAATATAATCAATACCAACGTAATAGAATGTCAACACCCTTAACTTCAAAAGAAAAGGATAGAATTCTAGACATGATAAAATACTTTTACGGACATAATAAATGGGCAATATTACTTGACCATTTAGATATGAAAAGAGATTTAATAAATCTTGGTGAGGATGTGAAATTTAAATTCACAAACATTAGTAGTTTTAATTTAGAACACGAGGAGCTTAGTCGTCTTTTACAATCATATAGAAAAGGTGAAGTTGAAAGATTCTATGGTGATATAGATGGTTTAGAAACACCTATGGAACACAAATACGAAACTTATTATCCTGTCTTACTTCGTAAAACTATGGATTATGAAAAAGAATCACAACATCAACGAAATTGTGTTCGTAGTTATTCAGAAAGGGCTGATTGTTTAATCTTCTCAATTCGTAAAGGATCAACTGATGGGGATGAAAGAATTACTGTGGAATACCAATATAGAAAAAATGAGATATTGAATGTGCAAGAAAGAGCAAAGTTTAATGAGACACCATCAGTTGAGTTTTCACATGTCGCTAAAATACAATTGGCAAATATTAATTTGATGTATAAGTTGGGAACTTTAAAACTACCAAAGATGATTAAAAAATATCGTAGTGGTAAAGAGATTGAACAACAAGCAACATTTGATAACGAGAAAAACGTTAATGGATCAAAGATAATTTCTATGGTGCCTCATTGGGACACATATACTCCTGAGTTATCTTATTGGCAAAATGAAATATTAGGATTTGATATGCCAGCTTATGATAATTTGTTTGATGAATTACCGTAAAATTTATTATATTTGTGTTATTAAGGTGTAGAAAATAAAAAAACTTTATGTTTAAAAGTTTCACACTATAATTATAATAAAGTAAATAAACTTCTTTTAAAAAATTTAGAGGAAAGAATAACCCAATAATTAAATTAAAAAAAATATATTATGGATAAGAAAATATTACACGGAAAATTAATGAATGATCATAGGGCAATAATAAATGAAATTTCAGATATAAAAGCCGAAAATTTTGAACTAAATGAAGATCAAAAAAAACAAGTTGTAAAACTTGAAAATCAATTAAAGTTTATTGCCGAAAAATTATATCGTCTTTATATGTAAGATTATGACTGGACATTTAACAAAACATAATGGAGATTGGATGGTAAGATACGATGATAATGGTATTTTAAAGTTATATCCTTTTTGCTCTGAAACCCAAAAATGGTCACAAAAACCTGAAGTTAAAAAATTCATAAAAGAAGATATTGAAGTTTTATTTGATTTTATTATAACAGGTGAGTATTGTAAAATTAAAGAACAAATGATTAAGAATTGTTTTGCAAAAATAAAAAAAATAGAACACGAAACTTTATAAAATAAAGTTCTGAATATTAACATATATTAAATAAAAAAATTAAATGGGGTTTGATAAAAAAATATTAGATTTAAGTAGAACAATCTACCAAAAATCTGTTATGGTACACGGATCAAAAGAAAATCCAAAAGAACACATTGAAAATATTAGAGGAATGATTCGAGAGTTTATCAGGACAGAAGTTGTCCCTTACGAATTAACCAATCAAGAAAAAATGTCTTTTATTTTAAAAAATGAATTAATAATAACAAGGGCAATTATTGATGGTCACAAATCTATTGACCAAGACGAATATCAAAAAACTAGAGATAAAATCAAAAAATACAGAATAGAATTGAAACTAATTTAAATTATTTTAGTATATTTGTATTATGAAATTAACTATCCTATCAGACACTCACGGCAAACACAATCACGTTACAGGTGACTTACTTGGTGGTGATTTGTTATTACATGCGGGTGACATAAGTTCTATGGGTTACGAACATGAAATTACTAAGTTTGCGGGTTGGTATGACAAAATTGCAACTTACGATCACAAAGTATTTATTGCGGGTAATCACGATTGGGGATTCCAAAACAATGTTGAGAAAGTAAAAGGAATCTTAACCGGTTACAAAACTATTGAGTATATCCAAGACGAGTTAATGACCATCCAAGATGGTGATGGTCCTGAAGTTAAGATTTGGGGTTCTCCTTGGCAACCCGAGTTCTACAATTGGGCGTTTAACTTACCTAAAAAAGGTGAAGAGTTAAAATCAAAATGGGATATGATTCCTGAAGGAATTGATATCTTGATTACTCACGGACCAGCTTGGGGAATATTGGATGATGTTGAAGGTAACCGAAATGTTCACTTGGGTTGTGAATTACTTGCAGAGAAAATCAAACAAATCAAACCTAAGATTCACATCTGTGGACACATACACACTGGACATGGACATTACTATGATGGTCACACACATTACTTCAATGCGTCTGCGTTGAACGAGCAATATCTTTATTCCCACAAACCTTGGAATATTGATTGGAATCCAATAACCAATGAAATAGACTTTTTATAAATGTTTTATGTTGGTCAATACGTTTTATGAAGTTGACATTGCAATAAAAATTGATTATATTAAAAATATAAAAACAAATTAAAAATATGAAAAAATTATTATTATCTGTGATCGTTATGTTATTTATCATGACTTCATGTAAGACAAAATCTAATTGTGACGCTTATACCAAAAATTTAAATAATGGAATAGACTCTCTTGAAAATAAAATTCAATCTCAAATAGATAAAAATAAGTTGTTAGAAGAATACATTGTTTTATTAGAAAACGATAATCAAATTTTAGGGTCTGTTCTTGCAGAAAAAGAATTAGAAGACGGTATTAAATAAAAAAGTTATAAAAAAACTCAACAAAATGAAAAAAGAAAAAGAACTCAGTCAAAAACCACAGGTAGATAAGAAAACAAAAACGGAAAAAGATTTTGAAATTAAAATCACCATTACTAATGGAGAAAAAAAAATAAAATCAAAAATTAATGTTTCCGATTATACAACATCAAAAGAATTACATAACGTTAATTTGGTTGATGAAACTGTGATCGCTTTATTGGATCAATTTGAAAACAAAGAAAAATAAACCTGTATTACGCATATTTTTAAAATTAATATGAAATTTTTAAAATACGTTTTACTTTGGATCTCATCTAATTTATCTATCCCTTTTTGGGTTGTTGGTCACATTCACTTAACAATAAATATATATGAAGACATTTATGAAATACTAGCATCATTTGGTATGAATATAGTTGTATGTATTGGGTTTTGGATTAGTTGGGTTGATCATAAAAATAATAAAATATAGAATTGAATTAAAAATATTATGAGTGAAGACACAACACCTTACATAGGGTCGGATGGGGATTTTTATATGGATGACGACGAAATGAACTTATGGGACAACACATTAATGGATGGACTTAAAGAAATTAAAGTTGATGCGGTAATTGACAAAGTCAGAAATTATTATAATACTTGTTGCGATATTGATGGAAGACCACCATCTAAAATAGAATTCAACGAATTTCTTGATTCATTATAAAAAAATTTATATCTTTGTCTTATGGGAAAAATAACAATAGAATTTGATTCGGTAGAAGAATCACAAGATGCAAGAGTGGCACTTGATGGTATGAAGTGGAAGATGTCAATGTGGGATCTTGACCAAAAGTTAAGATCAACAACCAAACACGGAATTAAATTTTATTCCAACGAAGAAGCTTCAAGTGAGGAAATAGATATTTGTCAAAAAATGAGAGATGAAATCAGAGAGACTCTTGATGGTTATGGTTTAAATTTAAATGATTAAAAAGATATGAAAACAATGCCTGTAATTATTTTAATTATTCTATGGTCAATAATTTTACTATTGACAGTAATATTTGATAACCTATAACACTAAAATATAATTTACATACAACCTTAACTTATAGAAATGATATGAAACAGACAGCAGTAGAATGGTTAGAAAAAATACGACAAGGCCAGAAAGGACAACCCTTTGATGATTATGAGTGGGAGATAGCAGTTAATCATGCAAAAGAAATGGAGAAGGAGCAGATTATAGATTTTGCTTATGTAATAGCAGATGATTTAGCTTGTGGTGTCTTTAGAGATAAGGAAGATATGGAAAAAAGATATGAAGAATTTTTAACCTTTAGATCAGAAGAAGAATGAAAAAATTATTCAGATACCTTCTGTGGTTACAAAAAGAAAAAATAAACGCAATGGTATATTGCCAACGAGGATTTTAAAAATAAAACAAAATTTATAAAAAATATGAAAAAATTAATAATTAGTATCGCGTTAATGTTAAACTTAAATGTTAACGCACAATGGATGAACAAAAATATTAATAATGGGTTTGATGATCCTTATCGGATATGTTATCCTGCTGAAAATAATGGATCAGTTTTAAAGTTAGAAAATGTGGATGGGACAATATTTTTTTATCTGTTGGGAGGATATACGTGTGATGAAAACCCAACGGTAGACTTATCTTTTTTAGTTAATGGTTCTTATGTGAAATACTCTGAACCTATGGAAGTTTCTGAAGATAGAACAATTATATGGATAGTCGATAACTTAATGGAAAGCACTATACTTAACGACTTTAAACTATGTAGTTTATTAAAAATTAGGGTAAACGATATAACTTGCTCATCTGAAGTTTTTACCTTCAACATGGCCGGAAGCACATCAGCTCTTAAGTTTATTAGTGAGAAATAAAAAATAATGAATAACTTAGATAAACAATACATAGATTTATTACAGGACATTCTTGAAAATGGGGTAACTAAATCAGACAGAACAGGAACTGGAACACTTTCAGTATTTGGTCGTCAGATTAGACACAAGATGTCAGAAGGTTTTCCATTACTTACAACAAAGAAGATGGCTTGGAAGACAATGGTAACAGAATTGTTATGGTTCTTGCGTGGTGATTCTGATATTAGATTTTTATGGGAAAACAATTGTTCTATTTGGGACGGTGATTGGGAAAAAAATTACAAAACTACTTGTTCAGAACCATATACAATAGAAGAGGTTAAACAGAAAGTAAAAGATGGTAATCATTCTTTTCACGATTCAATGTTTGATATGGGTCCAATTTATGGTAAACAATGGAGAAAGTGGAGAGGACAGGATGGAATGATTGGTGAGAAGGATGAGAATGGAACAAGAATAATTACTTGGAATCAAATAGACCAAATTGCAAACCTAATCAACGACCTTAAAACAAATCCAGATTCAAGACGATTAATTGTCTCAGCGTGGAATCCCGCAGATTTACAAGATCAAGTTCTTCCACCTTGTCATTATGGATTTCAAGTTTATACAAGAGAGTTGAGTGTAAGTGAAAGAGTAAATTTGTTTATGCAAGGTAAGAAAGTTGAAAGATTTTTAGAAAAGATTACCAATAAAGATTTAGAAGCGGCAAACATTCCAACCAGATCAATCTCTTTAATGTATAATTGCAGAAGTCAGGATGTTCCGATTGGAACACCATTTAATTTGGCATCTTATGGGTTACTTCTAACAATATTAGCAAATGAGGTTAATATGGTTCCTGATGAGTTGATTACAAATATGGGTGATTGTCACATTTATCTAAATCAGATTGATGGAGTAAAAGAACAATTAACAAGAGAATCATTTGAGTTACCAACTCTTAACCCATTCCCAACATACGAAGGTTCAAGACCACCTATAGAATCTTATGTTATTGGTGATTTCACACTTAAAAACTACCAATCACACCCGACTATCAAAATGCCACTTTCTAATTAACTTTTCCAAAACTTTAGATATTTATATTAAAGGATAAACCTTAAAGTAAATCAATATGAAAAAGTTTTTAGTATATGAAATCAAAAACAATATAAATGGTAAATCTTATATTGGGCAATATAGTGGATTATCATTTGAGAAATATTTTGGGAGTGGGAAGTTAATTAAGTTAGCCATAAAAAAATATAGGTTAGAAAATTTCTCTAAAACTATTTTAGAAGAGTGTTTTAATAAAGATGAGTTGAATGAAAAAGAAATTTTTTGGATTGATAAACTTAAGACGATTGAAAACGGGTATAATTTAACTGAAGGAGGTACTGGTGGAGACCTATCCAAATTTATTAAGTATGATGATAATTGGGTTGAAAACCAAAGAATCTCAACAAAAAAGTATTGGGACAACATCAGTGATGATGAAAGAAAAATAAGAAGTGAAAGTGTTTCTGGTGAAAAAAATGGAATGTATGGTAAAAAAGGATTTTGGAAAGGTAAAAAAATACCTAAAGAAATTGTAAAAAAATCATTAGACAATAGAAGAAGTTATGAAAAAGAACAAAATCCTAATTGGAAGGGAGGTCTAACTTATGTTTATTGTGAATGTGGTAAAAAATTAGGTTACGGTCATACTCATTGTAATAAGTGTAGACCGAGAAGTAATGACAACAACCCATTTTTCGGTAAACAACATTCGGAAGAAACTAAAAATAAGTTAAGTGAAATCAGAAAAGGAACTTATAATGGTAATCAAAATATACCAATAGTAATTGATGGTGTTGAATACCTTTCTGCCGGTGAAGCATCCAAAATACTTAATCTACCTATGGCAACGATAAGATGGAGGGTTTTAAGTAAAAATAAAAAGTTTGACAATTACAAATACAAAGATTAAAATTAAATTAAAAATAAAAAAAAATGAAAGAACAAGAAATTAAGAAAGAAACAACACCAAAGAAAAAATATTATAAACCAAAAATGAAAAGAGAAATTTTAGAAATTGACGTTCCTAAAATTGGAAATAAAATTGATAAGGTAGTTAATTCAGAAAAACCATATTTAGAATACAAAAAACTAATAACAAATAAAAATGTTGGTAGTTATTTTATGGGTACCGGAAAAGGATTTCACATCTATTTGGAGAAAAAACCAAATTGGTTACATAGAAAATGTATGAAACTATTTTTGGGTTGGGAATGGATAGAAAATAATATGGCAAAAACACATAAATTATAAAATAAATTATATTTATCATTAAAATATAATTATGAAAGTATTAAAGTTAGGGTCAAAAGGTAAAGAAGTGGAGGATCTACAAAGATACCTAAAAATCAAAGTCGATGGTGACTTTGGTTTAAAAACTGAAGAATCTGTTAAAAAATTTCAAAAGGAAAACAAATTAACTCCTGATGGTATTGTAGGTCAAAAAACTTGGAATGCTATGGGATTTGTATCAACAGATCTATCTGAAACAGTAATTACAACAGAAAAGTTAATTATTGATCAGAAATATATGGATAAAGATGAATATCTTCTTGGCCCAACCAAAAAAGAATATTTGTTTTTACACCACACAGCAGGAGGACATGACCCATATGCTGTTGGTAAGATGTGGAATAATGACACAAGAGGTAGAATAGGGACTGAATTTATTTTAGGTGGACAATCAGTATTCAACGGAAACGACATTTATGACGGAACAATTGTTCAATGTTTTCCTGAAGGATCTTACGCATGGCACTTAGGGGATAACGGATCTGATTACATGCATTCACACTCAGTTGGAATTGAAACTTGTAATTTTGGGCCAATAAAAAATGGTTTAACATATACGGGTCAAAAAGCAAACCAAGACCAAATTGTTACCTTATCTAAAGAGTTTAGAGGATATAAAACTTGGCATAGATATTCTGACAGACAGATCCTTAAATTAAAAGAATTAATTTTATTTATTGCTAATAGAGATAATATAGACATTCATAAAGGATTAATTCAAGAGATCAAAAAAAATGGAGCTGGTGGATTTGATTTTAATTCGGACGCTTATTACGGTAAGGTTAAAGGTATGTGGACGCACACCAATACCAGAAAAGACAAAACAGATATGTTTCCACAACAGGAGTTAATTGACATGTTATTAAGTTTATAGGAAGAAAAAATACAAGAACCCCATCATTAAAGTGGGGTTTTTTATTTGACATATATTTTGTTTTTATTTATTATTATAATAAAAAAATGAAAAAAACAATATTAATAGGTCTTATAGTGTTAATGACATCATGCACTTCAAAATACAAATACTTGATTAAAGATCATAAGGGTCAATATTACTTGTGTAATTTTTATAATAAAACAGGTGATGGTTGCATCTTATTTAACGATAAACCAGGTTATAATAATAAAGAAACGGGGTTTCCAACAAGACTTTGTGGTGATTACGAAATTAAAACTTTAAAGTAGAGTGAAAACCAAAATCCATGTAAATCAACATCATATTAGATCTAACAAGACAAAGAATACGGATTTACCTGTGATAACAATAAAACAAGGTAGAAAGAACACATATTGTAATGAGGTTGAGATACTGGGTCCAAGTAGAATTGTTTATTGTGGGAGTGGAGATCAAAAACCATTACTCAGTTGTGGGGCAAGAGTGGTAATAGAAACTGAAAGTGAAATTAAAATAATTAATTAAAAAAAAATGAAAGAAAAAAGAGTTAATTTTATTGGGAATTTTTTTCCTGGTGTTGGGTTAGGGATTATCATATCCTATGAAAATAAATATATTTACGTTATGGGAGCAATACCATTTTACCAATTTTATTTAGATATAAAAATAATAAAATGACAGACCAAGAAATTACAAAATACGGAGAAATTCAATACCTCAAAGGTAGATTAGATGAATTACATAAAGCATTACCAACGATTACAAATTTAGAAAGAAAAAGAAAATTAGACCAAAGGGTTGAAAAATACTTTTTAAAACTAAAAAAAGTTGATGAAGTTTCATATCATTTATATAATGTTGAGTTATTGAATAGATACAAATCAAAAGAAAAATCTAAATTAGAAATTAAAGACTTGTTAGAACAAATATTAATTAACGAAACAATTCTAAATGAGGATATAAAACAAAGAATACAACAACAAATTAATAATTATTAATTTAACAATTATTGAGTTAATGTTAGTTATGGTATATTTATAATAATAAAACTATAAGTTATGAATAATTTTGATCTTACCGAAAAATTAAAAGAAGAATTAAAAAAAAGAAATCTTTGGGAACAAGAAGACGAAGAGGATAATGAAGATGATGATGATGATATCGAATCTTCAAATTCAAATCACGATTTCTGTGAGATGGCATGTCAAATACTGCACTCTCAAAAACAAGCTCACATTTTTCATTTAGGGACAAAGTCATTTGCAGAACACATGGCGTTGAATGGTTATTATGGTGAAATAGATGAACTTATTGACGGACTTATTGAATCTTTTCAAGGAAAATATGGTCTTCTTACTGATTACAAATCTTACAAGGTTCAATCATATAAAAACAAAAACCAAGTATTAAAATACTTTACAAGTTTATTGAATACGATTGAAGAAAAAAGAGATTGTTGTGATGATAGTTATATTCAAAATCAAATTGATACTGTTCAGGAGTTGATTTATTCGACTATGTATAAGTTAAAATTCTTACAGTGATAATTCACGATTGTAGATAACAAAACCATTTTTAAACTTGTCCAATTTGACATCTATATCCAATTCGTAAAAGAAATCTTCAATAGTATTAGTTGCGACATAATCTGATTCTATAAAAAAGGGTTGTTTTAAAACAATTGATTCATATTTGGACAATTCAAAAGGAGAATTAGAAATTAGTTTATCAAATTTGTTTGTGGTATATATGTTATGTTTATTTTCCTCATACTCCATAACATCAGTTTCAATTTCTCCATTACCGTTGCAGTAAACACAATCGTAATATCCGTCGCCATCACACTGATTACACATTTCATTACCACTACCATTACATTCAGAACAATCTTGAACACCATCGCCATCACAACTATCACAAGCGTTTCCTTCCTCGTCTTCACCTGAACCGCCACAATCATCACAATCTTCATTACCATTTCCACCACATGTTCGACAACTTATACTACCATCTCCATCACAACTATCACAGTCTTCCCTTCCACTACCATTACAATCAGGACATTCATCAGTAACATATCCGCTTTGATCAAATACATAGAATTGATAACCTTTTAGATTTTTTAAAACATACTCTAACGATTTAGCCGCATCATTTGTTTTGTGATAATAAAATATTGAAAAAAACAAATACAACTTTTCAGAATCATTTAATTTAGAAAGATATGGTGTTAAAAAATCGTCATTATGTATTTCTCTTTTAATTTGATAAACATGGTCAAATAAATCAGATTTGTTAGATTCTTTTAACGCCTTATAAAGTTGTTTAGTAAATTTTAAAAGTAAAAGAATTTTATTTGGATCCATTATTAATTTCTTTTTTAAAATAAATAGTTTATTTTTAGTAATAATACAATAAAAAATTATCAATTAAACAATAGTATGGCTCATCCAATTTTACATGCAAAAAGTTCTGCCAAAAAGTTTGGTGGAAAGTGGGAAGATTATATTCATATTCATAACTGGTTAGACGAAACCAAAGGATGGTATGGACATTCATTACATAGAGCGTTCAGACACCACTCAGAAGGAATATTTGAGATGGAACAAAGATTCGGATCTGAATTCAAAAATAGTGACGGTAAAACAGTTTATATAAGATATGTTGGAGAACAACATGTTAAAGAAGATTGTGATGGAATCATACCATCAGCGTCAGATTGGATGAAGATATTAATATCTGGTGAAAGACCAATATGGGTAACTAGAACAAAAAAGTTAGAGTTTGAAGATTAAAGGTATTTATTAAATAAAGGTTTACATGGAACTAACAGAAAAACAAAAAAAAGATCTTAATAGTTTTTCACTAATCTTGAATTCATTAAACATGGAAGATGGTGTTGAATGGTCTTATAGATATTATGGTGAGTGGGAAGATGATGAACCTTATGGCCCATTTTATAATAATAGAGATGTAAGTTCTGAGTTAAATTTTTTACCTGGATCAATAGGGGAATTATTTGAAGAAATAAAAGAAAATTTTGATACGGGTAACTTCTACAACGAATACTATGATAATGAAAACGGAAATTTGTTTTTGATACTTAACGCTGAAAAAAAAGAAATTATAGTCAATTATGATTATTATGACATGATTACCGAAGAGAGTAACATAGAAAAAAACTTTTCGGATTTCTCAAGTGTAACGGCTGGTTGGAGAGGTGAGGAAAGAGCAGTAAAAACTTTAACAAACCAAAATGTTGTTAATGAATTAATTAAACAATATAGTAATTTTTGTAAATTAAAATATGATGGAGGTGGTGATAGTGGTTGGATTGAAAATGAAATTGAAACTGAAAATGGAATTACAGAAATTAAAAAAGAAACAGATGATGATGTTGATGGGATTGAGGCAAATTTAGAAACCATATCGTACGATTTACTTGACCTTTATTATGGTGGTTGGGAAATAAATGAAGGATCTACTGGTTCAATTAATTATAATTTTCAAGAACAAAAAGTGACGATGACACATTACCAAAATGTTGAATCAACGGAATTAGAACATTACATGACCTTAAAATTTTAATAATGGATAAATTAATAAGAGAAAATATAGAAAGAATTAAAAGTTTAATGATTGAGTCTGATGATAAATCTGAATATAACTTTTGTGAAAGATTTGCAGGAAACAAACAAAAAATGTTACTTTGTAAAAAAATTGGAACATTAAAAAGTAATCTTCATAAAGACGAAGGTATTGGATTAAAAAAGATAATAAATAGAAAAATTTATGAATTAGGAACCGAAATCCCAAAGGACTTACAAACTAAATTTATTGAAGGATCCGAATTATTACAATCATTAGGTAAAATATCAGAAACAGAAAAAAACAATTTTATTGATAAAAGAGTTAGAGGTGGTAGATTGATTTATTTAAATGGTGATTGGCAACCAATTAACAAGTTGAACACAAACTATTATGATTTAGCAGAACTACTTACAGATCTTATTTATAGAGGTGGTGATAGATCAAAAGACATAATTAGAGAAATTATAAATGACCCAAATGGCGCTTTGACAAAAATTAAACCATATTTGGAAAAATTATTAGCAAAATACTTTAAAGATGTGGAAGAACTGTTAAACTATACCAAGAATATACAAAGAACTTCCGCCATTGGAGAAAGTGCCGAACAAAGAGTTAAAGAACATTTACAAAACAAAAGATTCAAAGTGGAATATGAAGGTGGCAATGGAGATTTAATTGATATGGTCTTTGGAACAGATTTAATTATGTCACATCCTGATTTTGGAACCAAAACAATTCAAATAAAAGCTAGTGAAAAAGCATATGACCAAGATTACAAATATGTTGATTGGATAATAATTGCAACACCTTTCACTATTTATGATAACAAAACTAAAGAAAAAATTCAGTTGTGAATCAAGAGATACATAGTAGATTACTTAGACGAGGAGTAGAGTTAGAAAAGATTGGTGATATAATTGATTATCAAACCGAGATACAAGATCCATGTAATTTTGATGATGGTGATGAATATGCTGAATTTTGTGTGGGACAAGGTATTGGTTTTTATTATTGTGATGAAGGTTATTGTGATGAAGATGATGAAGATTATGTAGAACCATCAGTAGGAATGATAGAAGTTAGAGATGAGGTTGAAGAATATTTATATAAAAAATATTATGACGAGTTAGTCGAAATATATGATGAAATAAGTAAAGATTGTTAAAATGAAAATATTATTAACAGAAAAACAGGCAGATAGAATATTCAACGACAAAATTGAATGTAAGAAGTGTGAACACTCTTGGAAAAAAGAAGATGCTGATTCACATCCTTATCTTTGTCATGATTGTGGTTGGGATCAAAAGAAAGGTGATTACGATAAAGAAAACCTATTCAAGTTTTGGAAAAAGGAATTATCCAAAGAACCAATTGATGAAAAGTGGACAGAAAAATATAAAAAATCAATTAACTGTAATAACCCAAAAGGATTTAGTCAAAGAGCCCATTGTCAAGGAAGAAATAAAAAAAATTAATGTCTGATAAAGTAAAAAACTTCTTCAGTTATTACATAATTTTTAGTTTGATTTAATAATTTCTCAATAAAATAAAAATCTTCACCATTTATGTTTTTATCAAACAAAAGATCTTTAAATTTGTTTTTATAACAAAAAGAAATACCAACATTGTTAATAACAAGTTCATTTTTTCCCCATCTTGGAATTACTAAACCATTATTGTTTTTCATTCTCCAAACAACAAAATCATTATCAGAGTATTTTTCAAAAAGAGTTTTAACGTAATCAGGGTGAACCGTATCATCATCGTCCAAAAAACCAATCCAATCTGTTTCACATTTTTTTATGCCAACATTTCTAACTAAACCAGACTCACCCATTGGTTTGCTATTATTTCCTGTTTTAGTTATTTTGTGTGTTGTAATTCTTGGGTCGTCAAAATTTGGACCATCAACACCATCATAAATTATTAGACACTTCCAAGATTTATTTGTTTGATTTAACAAAGAATCTACGGTCCTATTTAAAGTTGGGCGAGATAAAGAAGGGATTATAAATGTTATTGACATTATTTTAATAATTATTATTTTTTATTGAATAATTATATGTATGGAAAAAAAATTATCAATAGTCATACCTTATAGAAATAGAGAAGAACATTTAAAAATATTTCTAAAAATTATAAAAAGAAAAATAAATGTGTCTAACTATGACATATTGATTGTCGAACAGGACAACCAAAAACCATTCAACAGGGCAAAACTATTAAACATCGGATTTGATTTAAAAAAAGATGAGTCCGATTATTTTTGTTTTCATGATGTGGACATGATGCCAGAAGAGGCTGATTATTCATATGTTGAACAACCAACTCACGGTCTTCACGCAATAAAACATTTGGGATACAGACTTTCTACCCACAGCTACTACGGAGGGGTTAACTACTTTAACAAGGAAGATTTTATTAAAATAAATGGATATAGTAATGAGTTTTGGGGTTGGGGAGGTGAAGACAACGATCTTTTATCTAGAGTCAAATCAAAAGGATTTCCACTTCATAGAAGACTGAGTAAGTATGATAATTTACTACACGAAAGAGCTCCAAAACACACACCAGAATATAAAAAAAATGTGGAAAGAATTACAACACCATATGATTATGATTTGGAAGGATTAAACACATTAGAATATACTTTAAACAAAACAATTAAGTTGGGAGATAAAGTGAAAAAAGTAAAAGTTGATTTATGAGTGTGGCAGTGACATTTTACAATAACAAAATAGATGGTCAAATAGTTCAGTATCAAAAAAAAGTATTTGATCATTTTGGATTAAAGATAAATCAAATTAACTCACCTACTTGGCCAGGTCACGGACATTTAGTTGATCAACACATTAAAAGTTTAGGTGATAATTGGGATATTTTTGTTTTGTTTGACATTGATTCAATACCGTTAGATAATAAAATAATAGATGAAGGAATTGAGTGGGCAAAAAACAATTTAGGATTATTCTCTGTTGCTCAAAGACACCAAAGAAAAAGTGAGGTTGTTTACGCAAGTCCTGCGTTTTTAATTTTTAGTAAAAAAACATATAACACAATCGGTAGACCTTCTTTTGTTGAAACACGTAGATCTGATGTTGCTGGTGAATTAACACACACATGTTTAGAAAATAAATTACCTGTTAACATAATCTACCCTTCACATGTTGAGCAAAAACAATGGTTGTTAATTGGTGATGAAAGATTTGGTAGAGGAACTACTTATGGTAATAGAGTGTATCACGCATTTGAATCAAGAATGGGCAATGTAAGTTTATTTGTTAATAAATGTAAACAAATATTAGGAGAAAAATAATGACTAAAGAAACTTATGATTTTTGTATTATAATCACAACTTATAATAGATCTGATATGTTAAAAAAACTTCTGACTCAAATTGACCATGAGAAAAAAAATCATAGAATTTTTGTTGCAATTTTTGATGATGCGGGTAACCAAAATATTGATATTAATAAAAGTTACCATAAAAAGATATTGTTATACCCAAACAACGGTAAACGAAAATATTACAACATAATTAATTCAACACTCAGTTTTTTAAAAAATATCTCAAGTGAATATTTTATATATTTACCTGACGATGTTTCACTAGTTGAAAATTTCTTTGATGAAACAAAACGTATTTATGAATCTATTAATTTTTCAGATAAGATATGTTTATCTATTTTAACGGATGGTAGAGTAAATAGAACCAATTGGACGGACTTTAAAACTATTGATCATGGTGAATATTATAAAACCCAATGGAATGATTTGTGTTTTATTGCAAAAAGAAATTTTTTTGAAAGATTAGAATTTAAAATAACCCCAATCAACCAAAATAGGTGGAAAGGTAATCCAAATTTAAGTTCTGGGGTTGGTCAACAAATTAGCACAAGACTAAACAACTTAGGTTTAGGAATGTATCACACTAAAAAATCTTTGGTTATTCACGGAGATCATGAATCTAAAATGAATTACCACGAAAGAAAAGTAACATCTTTAAAAACAAATGGGTGAAAGAATAATAGTAAACGTAGCATCTTATAAAAGAACAGAGTCTTTAATAAGGACTTTAGAATCAATAATCAATCAGTGTGACGAAATCAACGTTGCTCTTAATGATCATTACATGGAGGAAATTCCTGATTTTCTTCACCACAATAAAATAAATCTTTTCTTTACCGACAATTCTATAGGGGATGCATTCAAGTTCCTAAACTTAGAAAAAGTTGGTGGGTATTACTTTTCAATAGATGACGATCTTATTTATCCACCAACTTATGTTTCTGATACAATTAAAAAATGTAAGGAGTTTAATAATAAAAAGGTTGTTACTTATCACGGAAGAAATTTCTCATCATTTCCAATATCTAGTTATTATAGATCCGCAAGTGAAAGGTATGCCTGTTTAAATAAAGTTAAAAATGACGTTAGAGTTCAATTTGGTGGAACTGGTGTAATGTGTTTCCATACATCGCTTATGAAAATACCTATTAACTATTTTAAGAATGCGAACATGGCTGATGTTTGGGTTGGAAAATACTGTATAGAAAATAATATAGAAATTATTTGTTTAAAACATGATGAAGGATATATAAAATATATTCCACAAAAAACCACAATTTATAATGATGAGTCAAAGTCGGATAAAATTCAAACGGATTTAGTTAATGGATTATTTGCACCAAAAATTGTGGAAACAAAAATTGAGGATCAAAATTTTGAAAAACAAATAGAATTTAAAAAATCAATTGAATTAGCTAAAAAACAAATAAATTACGATAAAATAAATTCTATTTTTAATTTTAATAACCCAAACATTGTTTTAAAAGAAAAACAAGAAAAACAAATTATAAATTTAAAATTAAACACAAGTATTCATTCAAAAATGTTTCCAAAAAATAAAAAAAGATGAGTCTAAGTGTTATTATACCAACATTTAATAATGTTGAATTTCTATCGGAATTATTTGACTCAATAAAAAAAAGTAATTTTGATGGAGAATACGAAGTTTTAATTGGAATTGATTCTTGTAAAGACACTTTGAAATATATATATGAAAATGAATTTCCTAATAATTTTAATTTTTTCTTTTTTTTGGAAAATAAAGGGCCTTATTTGATAAAAAATACATTAACAGAATTATCAAAATACGACAAACTCATTTTTTTTGATTCTGACGATATAATGATGCCGGATTTATTAAGATAA